CGTGCCGCTGGCCTGAACAGCACCGGCAGCATCACCATCCCCACCGCCGAGAGCCGCGCCACCGTGTCGGTGACTGGTTCGACCGGCGCAACCGTCCCCGTTGACGTGGCTCCCATCTTCGATGAGCTGCGTGCCGAGAGCGTGCTGGCCAAGGCTGGTGCAACCTACTACAACGGCCTCGTTGGCGACCTCAAGGTGCCGATGATGACCTCCGCACAGGTGGCATGGGCCGCAGAGAACGGCACAGCCACTGACGCAGCCGCCAACATCCAGAGTGTCACCCTCCAGCCCAAGCGACTGACCGCCTACATGGACATCAGCAAGCAGATGCTCGTCCAGGATGCCGGCAGCAATGTCGAGGCTGCCCTTCAGGCCAACCTCATCCGCGCCATCAATGAGAAGTTCGAGGCCACCGTTCTCGGCGCAACCGCTGGCAGCGCAACGCAGCCTGCTGGTCTGTTCAATGGCCGCACCGCCACCTCTACCACCACTTGGGATGCAGTCGCCACCCTTGAGGCAGGTGTTGAGCGCGCCAAGGGCCATGTCCGCGCCGTGATTGCATCGCCTGAGGCCAAGGCCAAGTTCCGTTCCATGACCTACAATAAGACCACTCAACTGGTCATGCAGGATGGCATGCTTGAGGACGTGCCTTGCTACAGCACCGCCAATGTTGCCGCCAACAACTACCTCGCTGGAGACTTCAGCTACCTTGCCATCGGCACCTGGGGCGGCATCGACATCACCGTTGACCCCTACACCCAGGCAGGCAACGGCGCCATCCGTCTCGTCATCAATGTGTACATGGATGCAGCCGTGCCCACCGCAGCCGCTGGTGTGATTGTGGCCGGCAAGACTGTCGCATCTTAATCACTAACCACCGATGAAGTACCTCACACTGTCACAGGCCAAGGCACATCTACTCGTTGATGCCAACATCACCGAGGACGATGACTACATCACCCAGTTGTGTGATGTGGCCGAGGCCGCCGTTGAGGTTGACCTTGACCGCAAGCTGGTCACGCTGGAGGATGCCGACGGCAACCTACCCGCACCCATCATTCAAACCATGTTGCTCACGGTTGGCAGACTTTATTCCAACCGTGAGGACGTGGCGATTGGCGTAGCCGTCAATGCTATTCCCTATACTTTTGAGTACCTCAAAGGATTATACAAAAAGTACGCATTAGCTTAGATATGGGACTGAGAGCAGGATTGTTGAGAGAGATCGTCACGCTGCTTGCGCCGCAAGTCGCCCGCAATGACTTCGGCGAGGAAGTGACCACATGGGTTGAGGTGGTGACCACCCGCGCCCGCGTGGACTTCCGCGCCGGCAGTCGTGTGGTCGATGTCAACGAGGTTGCCAACCCGACAACGGTGTCCTTCATCATCCGGCGATTTCCCAGCATCAACGGCTACATGCGGCTGCGGTGGCGCGAGAACCTCTACGCCATCGAGAGCATCAACTACGAGGTCACAAAGCAATGTCAAACCATCATAGCCACGCTTGTCAATGACTAGTGAGTTTCGCATAGATGCCAACGATGTGCTCAAGGTCTTCGCCTCGCTCGGGGTGCAGGACATGCAGCGCGTCCATAAGGCTGCACTCGCCGCCAGTGCCAAGGTGCTTGTCAAGGAGGCGCGCATCAAGCTGGCAGCGGTGACACCCAGGCATCAGAGCATGGCAAAGGGCATCAAAAGCTATGTCTCAAAAAATGTTGACTATGCCAAGGTGCACATCATGGGCGATTTCCGATTGAAGTACTTTGAGCAGGGAACAGGCCCGCGCAAAACGAAGAAGGACATCAACCGAGGCAAGATGTTCCGCGACAGCAAGTCGCGTCCATTTTTTGACCCCGCCATCAACGCCGCCAAGGGGAAGATGGCTGAGGCTATGCGCAAGACCATTGTCGACGCGGTCAATAAACGATGTAAGGCATGACTACAGGACTACAGATAGGACGTGCGGTTGCCGCACTGCTGACGGCGCACAGCGGTCTCCGAGCCGCCATTGGCAGCAAGGTGTTCCCCATTGTTAGCAAGGAAGGGACGAGCTATCCCTTCGTGGTGTACCGACGCAACAGCATCGAAGTGAGCTACACCAAGGACGGCAAGGCTGGCGAGACGGTCAACGTCGACATCGTGATAGCTGCCGGCAGCTATGCCGAGAGCATCGGGCTGGCCGACATGGTGCGCGAGGCTATCGAGGGCAAGGCATTCGTCATGAGCGAGTCGCTCAAGGTGCGAGGCTCGCAGCTGACGGCTGCTGATGAGGAGTTCTTCGAGGACTCAAATGTTTATACTCAGACACTTAACTTTAATTTCTTTTTATAAGTATGGAAACAATTATCAAAGGGGGCAACCTTATGATCTTCGCGGCAGAAAGCATGAGCGGTGCTCTGGTTGAGCCGAAAAGCATCCCGTTGGCAACATCGCACACATTGCGCATCAGCAGTGACTCGCAGGATGTGAGCAACAAGGACGTTGCCAGTGGTCTATGGTCGGCCAACGAGGTCAGCCAGTTCAGCTGGGAGGCCACCACCGACAACCTTTATTGCGACAAAAACGTCTCATGGCTCTTCGAATGCATGTCTGAGCGTAAGTTGTTGCAGCTTTATTTCGCGCCAAAGACAGAGGCTGACGGAACGGAGCTGCCTGCATCAGGAACGTGGGGCTCAGATGTGTACAAGGCGTTCACCGGCAAGGCCTACATCACCAGCCTGGAGATCACCGCGCAGAATGGAGAGAACGCAACGCTGTCGGCCACCTTCACCGGCTACGGAAAGCTCGAGAGCAACTACGAAACAGAAGGCGATGGGAATAGCTAATGATGAATGTTAAGATCAACGGAAAAGAGTACCCGCTGAAGTACTCGCTGCGCTCGCTGTTCATCTACGAAAAGCTGACCGGCCACAACGGTTTCGAAGTCAACTGCACCGAGGACAGCTTCCGCATGATGTACGCCATGGTTAAGGGCGGCAGTCGCGACTGCGACCTGACGTGGGATGACTTCATTGACGCGTGCGATGCTGACCCGTCCATCGCCACCACCATCGGGGCCGAGCTGACCAGGCAGGTGACTGAGACCAACGCCATGGGCAGTGCCAAGGGTGACGATGGCGCAAAAAAAAAGTGACAGTCGGCGAGGTAATCGCCCTGCTCATCCTTAAATGCGGCGTGCCTGCTGACTATGCGTTGGACGGCATGCCGCTTTATGTTGCCGACTTGCTGCTGGAGCATGCCTACATGGTCGACCAAGGGGCACAGGAGCGGATGCGGTGGATAATGTGGGCGAGCATCCAGCCCAACATGAAGAAACAAATCAAGCCCACCGACCTCATGCATTTCAGCTGGGAGGAGCGCGAGCGCGATGGGGAGATAGCACCGCCCAAGAACTGGGAAGGACTGCAACAACAGGCGCAAAAGATGCGCCAAAACATGAAGAAAAATGGCTGAAAACCTACGATTCATAGAAACCCTCGACCATAGCAACTTCGACAAAGGGATTGCCGAATCGAGTGCCGCCGTGCGCAAGATGGCCGAGGACGCGGAGCTGGCAAGCAAGGGCATCAAGGGCATATTCGACACGCCATCCATGAAGGAGGCGGCTGCCCAGTTCGATGGGGTTAAGCGTGCCTGCGAGAGTTTCACGAAGGCCATGAGCCGGCAGCTGCCGATGAAACAGGAGCTGCGGGAGACGCAGAAGGCCGCGATGCAGCTGGAGCAGATATGGCGAAACTTGAGCGATGCCGAGAAGCAGAGCGCAGCAGGCCAAGAACTGCGCAGCAAGATTGACATGCTCATCCAGCGTGGCGGTGTGCTCAAGGACACCATGATTGATGTCGGCAACGCAATCAAGTTCCAGGCATCTGATACTGCCAAATTGGATGCCGTTGTCGGTGGCGTGCAGGCACTGACCGCTGCGGCGCAAGTGGCAGCAGGTGCGATGACAATGCTTGGCATGAGCCAAGAAGATGCCGCCAAGGTGCAGAAGGACTTGATGGCCATCATGTCAGTGGTCAACGGTCTGCAAGTCATCCAAAATGCGCTGCAAAAGGAGTCAGCACTGATGATGGGGCTGAGTGCCGCGAGGACAGCGGCGGTGACGGCAGCGACCACACTCAAGGCCGCGGTCACCAAGGCTGACACCATCGCAACCAAAGCGGCAGCCGTGGCTCAGTGGGCGTGGAATGCTGCACTCACAGCCAATCCAATCGGAGCTGTTGTGGCTGCTGCTGCTGCCTTGGCAGCAGGGTTGTACGTCCTTGCACAGCGGAGCACACAGGCAACGGACGCACAGAAGGGGATGACCGCTGCGCTTGGGCAGGTGCGAGACGCACAGGCATCTGCCGCACAAAAGAGCGCAGAGGCATCGCTTGAGCTAGGGCACTACATCACACAGGTCAAGAACTTCAACGGAACGGCAGCGCAAGAGAAAAAGCTGCTGGACGAGATTAACCAGAAGTACGGCAAGCAGCTAGGCTACTTTAAGAGCATGGCTGATGCGAAGGCACACCTTGCCGACATGGGCTACTACTACATCAAGGCGATGGAGGAGGAGGCCAAGGCGACAGCACTGGCGGCTGCCTATGGCGACACTTACGCCAAGATGGTCAAGGGCGAGATTGGCTTCCATGAGGCGCAAGCCCAACTAGCAAAGCTCAAGGATGCGTGGGAAGTTGCGGCAGAGGGCGCAAAATTCTATGCCGACCAAATTCGCATTGCCAACAACCTACATGGACGGTCAACATCGGCATCCTCGAGTGGCGGCAGCGGCAGAGCGACCGCATCGACCGTCAAGTCGACTGCCGAGCAACTCGTGAAAGGTTCGGCGGCGTGGTACGATGCCGAGATTAGCCGCCTAAAGAAGCTAGCCGACCAGCAGACCGACACCTTTAAGCGGCGTGAGTATCTGCAACAGGCAGCCGCCAAAGAGGCCGAGAAAAACC